CCGGGTCGCCGCCGGGTGGCCGCCGAGCTCGCGCCGGGTGGCCGCCGGGAGCTCGCCGCCGGGTGGCCGCCGGGTGGCCGCCCCTAGCGTCCTCGCGGCCCCCCGTCAAGCCCCTGGCGGCCGGAATTCGGCCCCCTTTCGGGTGGGGGAAGATGTCCCCCTCGAGGTGCCCAGGTGGGCACCAGGTCGCGGGAAGATAGCCGCTCCTGGCCGTTGGAGGCCCTCCCCCGGGGTCTGGGCCCTCCTGGCGGCGCGTGCGCTCCTGGCGTCTCCTGGGCCCATTTCCGACCTTGTGAGCTCGCGCCCCTGGCCTACGCTCCTCCCGATGACGCACGACGAGGCCGTGACGGCCCTTCTGGCGTGCTGGGCGGCCCTCTCGGCCGTCATTCTCGGCCGGGTGAGATTTTCCCGGATTAGGGGGGTTGACAGCTTCGGCCCTCCCCCCCATTCTGACGACCTCTCGTTTCTCGCTCGACCTGGCCGCGCTGGCCGGGTGAGCTCAACCCGGCCGGGTTCCCCCGGCCCTACCAGACCCGACAGATGACACTCACGACTACCAACATCCCCCCCGCGCAACGGCGCGCCCCGATCACCGACAACGACACGCTTGTCTCTCACGCCATGCCATCGGTCGAGCTCTTCCCCGAGCTCGCCGAGCCCTCCCCGCTGTTCATCCCGACTCCCCCGGCCGAGCTCCCGGCGTTCGACGAGGACGCCGAGAGGAGCATCGCCGACCTCTCCCCGGCCGCCCTCGCCACCCTCTCCGGGTTCTCGGAGGCCACGGTCTCCCGGGTCCTCGTTCTGTTCCCGGAGCGGCGCGTCCTCCTCGCCGTCGACCCGTGGAACGGGGCCGTCCGCGAGACCGTTCTAGCGGCCACGTCCGACCCGTACCTCGACCTCCGGTGCGCCGTCGCCATCGGCACCGAGCTCGCGCTGGCGACGCTCTCCGCCGACGAATTCGCGCGCTGGACGCGCGGCCGCGTCGGAGCCTCCGAGCGTGCCTTCCGCGAGTCGTCCATCCCGGCCGTCTTCGACCCGACTCGCCTCGGCCGGGCCGTCTCGGAGCGCCAGTTCCCGCGTGCCCTCCTCCGCGTCGCCGAGGCCGGGGCCCCGTGCATCACCGCCCCTAGGTCGCTCTCGCACGGCACCGACTCCATCGACCACGACCCCGCCATCGCAGCATTGCGGCACGTCTTCGCGCACGGCCGGAGCGGCTCGTCCGTGGACCCGGCCGGAGACCTCATCCGCCCCGGCGTCGCCTTCGCCGACGTGGACTCGCGCGTCTGGTCGGTCCGCACCTTCCCCCTCTGGCCGTTCACGGACGGGCCCCGCACGCTCGCCGACGTGGACGCCCCTTCCCTCCCCGTGAGTCCCCTCGTCGGTGCGACCGTGACTCACGCCGACGTTGAGGAGCTCCACGAGCACGGCGCGTGCTGGTCGGGCATCGTCGACGCCCTCGAAGCCTTCGGTGCCACGTTCGAGCAACAGACCCCGACGTGCTGCGAGTGCGGCCAGGAGATCGAGCACGGCGACCCTGGCGACGAGCCTGTCGTCGAGTGCGTCCCGTTCACGCTCGACGCCGAAGACGTGCGGTATCTGTACCGGGAAGGCTGGTCGAACGCGGCCCGCGAGATTCTCGACCTCGACGAGAGCGAGACCCCCGAGCGCTGGAGCTACTCCCTCGCCGAGCTCCACGAGCTCCCGACCTTCCGCGTCTCCTCGTGGATGCTCGACGTGCCGAGGACGCTTCGCCTCCTCGTGGAAGAGGAGGAGCTCGACGAGGACGCGGACGCGGACACTGTGAACGCCGTGCGCGAGCTCCTCGCTCAGTGCTCCACGAACGGCGTCATCCCGCCGTGCTCCGCCGTGTTCTCCGAGCGCTACGCGCGCTCAGCGATCCGCTGGTCTCTCCTGGGCGGAAGGTCAAGCTCGTGGGCGCACCGACAGCTTCGTCTCCACGTCGGCGACTCCACGCTGAGCGCGATCGAGCTCGCTAGCTTCGCGGGCGGCGTGATCCTCCGCGCTCTCGGCGGGAGTCGAGTGACTCTCCGCGGGATGGCGAACGAACGTCTGCCCGTCATCGCTTCCGAGGTGACGACCGATCACCCGACCTCCATCTGGGCCCGCACCATCGCGGCCACTCCCCTCGGCGCGTATCGCATCCCGAACGCGTAGGCCAGTCCACGCCGAGGGGGGCGCGTTGCCCTCCTCGGCATTCCACCTCCCGGCCGCGATGACGCGGCCACCCGAACCACGAGAACCTAGCCATGCAGAACTACATCGACCTTGCCCCCAACACCTCCGCCATCACGACCCCGGCCGCACGTCTCACGGCGGCCCTCCACGAGCTCCGCGCTGGCGGCCCCGGCCGCGAGCTCCGCGAGCTCACTCCCCGCGCCGCCGTCATTCTCGACGAGGCCGCCGAGGCCCTCTCGGCCGCGACGCTCCTCGCCGACTCGACGGCGCGCGCTCTCCTGGCCAAGCTCGTCACGAGCGCGGCCGCTGACGGCCAGGACGCGGAGCGCTCCGAGCTCCTCCTTTGGGCCGCCGAGCTCCTCGTCGAGTTCACGGGCGAGGAGACCCCTTCCGGCCTCGCGCCGTTCGCCGAGCTCGCCGCGCTCCTCGCTCTCCATGCCCAGGTCGGGCGCGAAGACGCCGAGGAGTTCGGGACCCCGCTCGACGGGGACGCCCAGGTTCCGGAAGGGACGAGCCTCCTCCTCGCCGGGTGCATCACCAGGATCGACCCGTTCCTGACGCAGCTGTCCCGGCCCCTCGCGGACGCCCTCGCGTTCGCCGTGCAATCTCAGGTCGCCGGGCGCTAGGCCGCCGACCTTCGCCGGGGGGCCGTTCTCCCCGGTGCTCTCTCGGAGCCCCTCGACGCCGCGCGCGCCGGGGGGCTCCTCTCGTTCACGAGCTCCGCGAGCTCGACCTGGCCGCCGAAGAGCTCGTCCGCGAGCACGGCCGCGACGCCGACGAGCTCCTCGACCCGGCTCGACGAGCTCGACGAGCTCCCGGCCGCGAGCTCCGCGAGCCCCTCGCCGCGACGAGCTCCGCGAGCTCGACCCCCGGCCGAGCCCCTCGCCGCGACGAGCTCGACCCGGCCACGAGCTCCGCCACGAGCGCGGCCGCGACGAGGACGACGCTCTCCGGCCGCCCGGTACTCAAGTACCCGGAGAGCGGCTCCTGGGCCCTCCTGGCGGCCCCCCTCGCGGCCTGGTCGCGGCCTGGTCGCGCCCCTGGGCCCTCGCCGCGAGCTCGACCTGGCCGCCGACGAGCTCCGCGAGCTCGACCTGGCCGCGAGCCCCTCGCCGCGCCGGGTCCGCTCGCCGCTCCACGGCTCGAGGAGGACGAGCGGCTCCTCTCGACGCTCTGTAGGCCCGCTGGAGGCCGTTGGAGCCCTCGGCCCGACCCAAACCACCTGGGCGGTCCCCGTGGCCTCCTGGCCCCTCTCACGGCCCTTAGAACGGAAGCCCCCCCTGGCGGCCCCTAGAACGGCCCCCCTGGCGGCCCCTCGGCCCCTCCTGGGCTCCTGGCGGCCTCCTGGCGGCCCCTGGCGGCCCCTCGCCGCGAGCTCCGCGAGCTCGACCTGGCCCCGGCCGCGAGCTCGACCTGGCCCCGTCCGCGAGCCCCTCGCCGCGAGCTCGCCGGGTGGCCGCCGGGCCCCTCGACCTGGCCGCCGAGCTCGACCTGGCCGGGCCCCTCGCCGCGAGCTCCGCGAGCCCCTCGCCGCGAGCTCCGCGACCTGGGCAAAAACCCGTCCGATCACACTCGCGCGGCGCACAATTTCGACCCCCCCTCCCCGACCTGGGCGAGCCCTTGGCCGAGGATCATGGCATCCTCCGCCGACCCCCCGTTGTGCCCCCGTTGCGCACCTCGAGGGGCCCAGTTAGGACCCCCCCAGGGACCCCCAGGGGCAGGGGGGGAGCCGCGGCGGAGACGACCACGATATGCCCCCTCAGGTGCATCACGAAACATTCCCCTTGCAGCCAACCTGGCCCCAACCTACAATCCACCATGAAGCTCACCATCACCCGCCTGCTCCGCCGCCTCCGGCGCCGACTCGGCATCTACACCGACGCCGAAGTCGAGGACCTCCTCAACGACCTCGCAGCCGCCCAGCGCCGACTCAGCGACATCGAGGACGACCTCTCTGTCACCTCGGCCCTCGGAGCCGCCGTCCACGGCCTCTCGATGGACCTCCGCCAGGACACCAATAGAGTCGTCTCCGACGTCCTCCTGCCGCCCGAGATCGCGCTGAGCGTCTTGAAGGTGGCCGCGAGGGGGCTACGAGGTCCTGTCGCCTACCACGGCGACTGTGACCTCGTGCTGTTCGGCGCCAACGTGGGCGCCTACGAGCCGCCGCAGTTCTGCGCCGACGATGTCACCCCGATCCTGATCGTCACCAGACCGCGGTAAGTCCCCGGCAACACCTCACTTCTGTCACCACGAAACCGAGAATGACCGTCTCAACCATCACCGACGCGGACGCCATCAGGGCGTGCCGCATCCTCGTCGAGTTCGTCGCCATGGGCGCCCTGGAGGTCGACGACGTCCCCGGGTACCCCGAGGTCTACATGATCGCCACCGGGGAGAAGCCCCCGACCGACCACGCCGCCTTCGTCAAGAGGCTCATCACCTCGCTCTCCTTCCTGACCAGCACCACCGACTGACCCATGGCCGAGTACCAGAACCCCACCGCTCGCGTCGCCCGCGAGGTGATGAACGAGCGGAACAACCAGGATGCCCGCTGGGGCGAGCAGAACCACCCCGACCACCACCCCGCCGTGTGCCCCGAAGTCCCGGCGTGGGCCGTCTACGACCTCCCCTCCGAGCTCGAAGTCAAGGAGACCTGCGAGGAGGACCGCGAGGCCGGTAGCCTGTCGTGGTCGGTCATCCTCCTCGAAGAGGTCGTGGAGGCCCTCAGCGCGGGGACGGTCGAGGACCGCCGGGCCGAGCTCATCCAGGTGGCCGCGGTCGCGCAGGCTTGGATCGAGTGCATCGACCGGAGGCAGGCATGAACACCCCCGCGCAGGAGCAGGAAAGGTACGTCAATCAACTGATCCGCCGCGCCAAGGTGGCCGAGGCGAAGCTCGCCAACGAGCAGTCCGAGCACCAGCTGACGATCGACCAGGTCGACGCTGCGGCCTCCGGGAGGATCAGCTTCGGCAGCAGGCCGGTCGTGGACAAGGTCTGTGCCCTCTACAAGGCGGCGGAGGCCACCCGTGGCTAGGAAACCCAAGTACGTCATCACCGCGGACCGCCACCAGTGGATCGTGAACAGGGTCCGCTTCCGCGGCGAGAAGTCGGCGGAGCCCGGGTCCGAGTACCTCGACCCGATCGGCTACTGCGCGTCCCTCAGGGACGCCCAGCGGTTCGCCGCGGACACCCTGGCCCGCGAGCTCTGGCCCGCCGAGGGCGTCCCCCTGGAGGAGGTCTACGACCACCTCGTCGCCGAGCACACGGAGGATCGGTCGTGATCGTCTCCAAGGAAGTCCTGGGCCTCCGCATCCTCAGGGCACGCCGAGCGATCCAGGCCACCCTGCCGGAGATGGAGGTCTCCGGGGTGTCGAAGTCCTCGGTCTGCCGGGCTGAGAACGGCCAGGCGTACCCGTCCCTCCCCAACCTCATCCTCATCGCCCGCGCCCTGGAGCTCGACCTGAACGAGCTCCTCGCTGACCCCCGGTGTCGGAACTGCGGCCAGCTAACAGTCTCCGATCAGAGCTCCTGCGCGGACTGCACCGGCCACTGATGCATGACCATCTTCATCTCCTCTCCGTGTGCTCTGGGATCGGAGGACTGGACCTCGCAGTCTGCCGCGTCCTCGGCGCCCGGCCTGTGGGTTACGTCGAACGGGAAGTGTTTGCCGCGACCGCCCTCATGGAGAGGATGGCGGAACCGCCCCTGGCGCCCGCACCTGTCTGGGACGATCTGCAATCCTTCCCTGGAGAGCTCTTTCGCGGCCGAGTGGACGTCATCGCTGGGGGCATCCCGTGTCAGCCCTACTCCTCCGCGGGAACGCGAGGTGGCCGTAGGGACGACCGGGACCTCCTGGACGTCTTCCTCGACACCGTTCGCACGGTGGGACCCCGCATCGTCATCCTGGAGAACGTGCGCGCCTTCGCCGCGCAGGGCGGCCTCGCGCGCCTGCTCCACGGCCTTGCCTGCCTCGGGTTCGATGCGGAGTGGGCTGCTGTTCGAGCGTCCGATGCCGGTGCCCCTCACCGACGAGACCGACTCTTCGTTCTGGCCTACGCCGATGGCGAGGGACTGGAAGGTGGACTCCCCGGAGAACTCGCCCGGCGTGCCGCCGCCGCTGTCGAGGCTGGTGCTCCGATGCCCCGAGCTCTGGCCCACGGTGACCGCGGGGGACTCGAAGGCGTCGGGGAGCCGGACGGCGGCGGGCTCGAAGGCTCACCCGGGGACGTCCCTGACCGACGCGGTGACCACTGGAGACTCCCGTGGCCGCCGGGACCGGACGGAGACTGGGACGGGGTCCCGGACCACCACCGCCCTGCGACTGAACCCGGTGTTCGTGGAATGGCTGATGGGACTCCCTCCCTGGTGGACTATGCTCAGGTCATGCGAGTAGATCGCATCCGAGCCCTCGGCAACGCCGTCGTCCCCCAGCAGGCGGAGGCAGCGCTGCTGCACCTGATCCGACAGAGCCATGTTGACGCCTGATCCCTACGACTACAACGTCGCCTCCTCCCTCGCCGACAAGTCGGAGTGCCGGTGGCCTCAGCCCAACGAAGAGCGCTGGGCGACCGCCCTCCTCGACGGCGGCAGCCGCGCCGCGGTCTGCATCGGCGGCACCCTTACCTACTCCCAGGCCCGCGACGCTGCGGACGCCTGGAACGAAACCCAAGAGACCGAAGCATGAGAATCCCTGGACTGCACATCTCCCGCCCTGACGAGAAGGGCATCATCCGCTACTCAGCGGCCACCCCGGAAGTCGTCGTGATCGGCGCGATGAACGCCGCGCCCGACGCGGGATTCGTCCACACCAGCGGCGTGTCCACCGCTCCGAGCGCAGCGACTGCCGAGATTCACCAGAACGGCCCGTTGCCTGAGACGGACGAGGCCACCAGGGTCTCCCGCCGGGTGATGCCCGGGATGCCCCGGATGCCCGAGAAGATGGCCACCAGGGGGAACAGGGACTTCCTCTACAGCGGAGGAGTGAAGGCGAACGAGGGCGGCGGGGCCGGGATCTACCCCAACGTCGGCGCCCTCCTGGGGACCGCGATCGGCCAGGAGGAAGCCCTGCGCTCGGTGGTCGGGTGGGTCAACAGGCTCTCGATCTTCCGAGACCCGAACAGTGGGCCGTACACGGTCGACCGCTCCAGGAACAACCCCACTCCTGGGTTCGAGGGGTCCTGGCAGAACCTGTTCTCCAAGGACCGAGGCGTGTACCTGGATCAGCTGGACCACCAGCACCTCAGCCGCGCATCGCTCCCGGCGTACTACCTGGACCACCCGATCGGCTCCTTCCTGCTGAGCTACCTCTGCCGCGACGTGGCGGACTCCTGGATTCACGGCGGGGCCGAGCACCAGAGCGGCGACAACGTCGTCTGGTGGACTGTCGACACCTTCCTGGAGAGGGACAAGGGCGGTAAGGGCCACCCCGCGACGGGCCGCGAGCTCGCCCACGCGATCTTCACGCTTGCCCGCGGGGTTGACCGCAAGGTGGCCTCGTCGGCCGACCTGGGGATGCTCGTCGTCCTGGCCGAGCACCTCTGGGACCACGAGATCGGGACGTGCTTCGTGGTGCGCCCCGAGATGCAGGGGGAGGCGTATCCGGCGAACGCCTGGACCAACAAGACGGGCCAGTACCCGCACAGCGGGCCCCTCTCGAAGTGGGTCACGACCCGGACGGCGCCGGGGGTCACCCTGGGGTTCGAGAACTGGCTGCTCGTGAAGTCCCTCTTCCACGCGGCCTACACCCTGCGGAAGGCCGGGATGCCCGCCTCTGCGGACTCCGCGCTGGAGATGGCCCAGAACGGCGCGCACCGCCTCTGCGCTGACCCGCGCCACTTCTACTTCGTGGGCCACCCGGACCTGTCCCCCCAGGAGGGACCGAACTGGCACTCGTGGTGCGCCGGTCAGGAGGGCTTCGAGGAGACGCTGATGGAGCTCGTGACCGGCAACCGCGGCTGGTGGCAGGACACGCCGACGGCGGCGCTGCCGATGTTCTGGGAGTGATCCCGGGCTAGAAGTCGCCGCCTTCGCGGCGCAGCGATCCGCTCAGGGCCTCGGTGAGAAACCCACCGGGGCCCTGGCTGTTTCCAAGCGGCCCCGTGAGGGGGCTCTGCGGCATCACGCCGGGCTGCGGGAGTGGGTTCAGGGTGTCCGCGAGGGGGGCCTGGCGTTCCTCGTCGTTCTGCCGGAGCAGCTGGAGGAGCAGCAGGGTGATGATCGGGTCTAGCACAGGGTCCTCCGGGAGGTGATGGCGCGCTTGAGGATGGTGAAGGTGGAGGTCTCCAGGCCGTGGTCGCGCTGCTCGGGGCAGGTGTAGCGCCACGTCTCGACGCGGATGGTCTCCTCGTCCTCCTCGATCACCCAGCCGCAGACGGCACACCGGATGGCTCCGGAGAACTCCAGGTTCTCGCCGTGGTCGTCGAAGTGGACGAGCTCGATGCTAGGCGATGTCATAGACGACCTCCAGGTCGAGGGTGTCAGAGGCCGTGTTGGGCAACCATTGAATGTAGGGGGCGGTCCCGAGCGAGATCCCGTTGGGACCGTAGAGCATCTCCAGCGGGACGTGGCGCCGCGGGACGGCTCCGATGAGGATTGAGTTCGTGACCCGGTCGCGGATCAGCAGGGTCCCCGCCTTGCCGGTCAGCGAGGAGTCCCTCGGGAGTGTGCGGATAGAACGCAGGATCACCTCGTGGTCCTTCCAGTCGTACCCGGCGTTGGGGTCCGTGGCGACCCCGCAGGCCCCCGTGGGCTCGCCGAGGAGGTTCAGGTTGCAGCCGTCCTCGACGAGCCCGTAGCCCTTCGTGTCCCGGTTGCCCGGGGACAGGTAGTACCTGCCCGGGGGCGTGGAGGTCCCGTTGAAGACGGAGCCGAACTGGTGGTGGAGATGCACTAGGCGACGTCGTAGACGATCGTCATGTAGGCCCCGTCGGCCCCACTGATCTCGCAGTAGAAGCCGCCGGGGAGCTCGATGCCGTGCGGGCCGTGAAGGATCGCGCTGGATGCGTCCCGGTGGACGGGGAACTGGAGGACCGTGTTCCCCGCGCCGTCGTACACCGTGACCACCGGCCAGGGGGACGAGTTGATCGAGGTGTTCATCACATGGATCGCACGGATGACGGCCTTCTTCGCGGAGTCGTTGCCGCCCGCACCGTCACCGAAGACCCAGTCGTTGATGGCGGTGGTCGCGCCGTAGTAGCGCGCGGCCGAGTTCTCGGGCATCGGGTAGTAGGTCCCGGTCTGGCCCTCGAAGAACGACAGGTGCTGGTGACGGTGGGCGGCCATGGATCAGACGATCTCGTAGACGACGAGGAACTCGCCGCCGGTCGCGGTGACGTCCATTCGGAAGCCCTCGGGGACTCGGATGCCCTGGGGGCCGAACTGAATCCCGGGCGCCGGGCCGTTCGACATCGAGGGGTCGATGGTGAGGATGTGCTGCCCGGTGTGCGTCTGGAGGTCCATGCTCCCGCCGGTCGCGGTGCCGAAGTAGATGGCGTGGATGATCGCTTCCCGGGTACCGTTGGACGGGTCGAAGGGGGAGCTCGTCGCGGTACCGGTGGTGCCTCCGCCCGCGGCGGTGTAGGCGGCGTCGGGGTCCGGGTAGAGGATGGTGACGGCGCCGCCAGCGTTGGACATCCAGTAGTGGCCCAGGCGGTTCTTCGTGTAGCGTTCAGTCATCGGAGTCGGTTGGTGTCGAGGGAGTTGTGCATCCAGTTAGAAGGGCTGGGCGCGGGGTCATTCCAGTTGCGGACGATCTCGTCCATCTCGTCGTCGTAGAGCTTCTTGATGTGCTCGTCGGCGGTGCGCGCCATGGCCTGGGCCCAGTGGCCCGCAGCCATCGACACGGCTTCGAGGACGTCGTCGTGCTTCAGGCAGCCCCGCTCGCGCGTGGCCCTGCTCATCTGGTAGGCCAGGCGGTGCTGCATGGCCTTCTCCTCCGGCACCCCGGCCATGGGGGCCGCGTCGCGCCGGAGGGCGTTCGTGTCGATGACCAGGCGGTGCTGGTTCATCAGGGGTTCGAGCGTGTCGCAGATGCGCCGCTCCTTCTGGCCGGAGCTCCGCTCGCTCTCGATCACGCAGCGGTGGCCGACGGCCGTCAGGTGGGGCTTCAGGAGCTCCTCGAACATCCCGTCGCCGAAGTTCGACTCGACCTGGATGACGTTCACCTTCCACTGTTTCGCGGACTCAGCGAGGCCCCGCAGGGTGGCGTCGTCGAAGCCCTCCTTGTAGCCCCCGAAGTCGACGATGAAGACCGTCCCGTGGAGGACCTTGGAGATCGCCCAGCCGGTCAGGTCGGCGCCGCGGCCCGAGGGGTCGATCGCCATGACGGAGCCGGTGTAGGGCTCCAGCTGGCTGAGCTCGGCGCTCGGCAGCGGGCGGTTGAAGCGGTCGCCCTGGAGGCCCCAGACGGGGATGTCCTCGACGGGGTGGGCGCTGTTCCAGACCAGCTTCTTCGGGGCGAGGTCGACGTCCAGGTCGTGGACGATCAGGTCGGACAGGCGGAGCGGGCGGGCCTCGCGGTCGCTGAGGGTGGTGTCCAGCTGGTACTGCATGGCGAACGCCGTGCGGCCCTTCTCGACCTCCTTGCGGTCCAGCGAGTCCTGGTCGTAGCGGTCCGGGTCGGTCGGCTTCCCGACGAGCTCGGGCGTCCAGGCTTCCCTGATGACGGGCGCCAGGCGGTCCCCGAGGAGCTCCAGGCGGTCCTCGTCAGGATAGCGGGCAGGGTAGATCCTGATGGCGTACCCCTGCTCCGCGAGCTTGAGGTACATCGACTCCTCGAAGTGGGGCGTCCCGAGGATCGTGATGTCGCCACCCTCCGGGGGGAGGAGATCGACCATGCCGTTCACGCGGAACAGGAGCTTCTCGCGCATCCCCACGGTGCCCGCGGTGTTCGGCACCTCGACGTCATCGAGCACGATGTCGTGCGCTCGGGAGCCCACGGTCTGCCCGAAGATGCCCGCGGACTTCACCGAGGGGTCCTTCGTGGCCGCCTTGGGGCCGACGTCGAACTTCGCGAGGGAGCTCAGGTCGCCGTTGCCGGGGAGCAGGCAGCGGTAGAAGGGGACCTCGCGCATGAGGCGCTGCATGAACAGCGTCAGCGTGTCGGCGAAGTCCTTGCCAGCGGAGAGGACGAGGGACGAGAGCGCGTCGACGCCCTTGTCCTCGACCTCCAGGCGGTGGCGGTGTACGGTCCGGAGGCAGGTGATGTAGGACTTCGCCAGCCCCCGGTAGCCCAGGACGATCTTGCGATCGCCCGGGCCTTGGAGGAAGTCACAGACGTCGTACTGCAACGCCGTCGGCGAGGGGAGCCCCAGGACCTTCCAGGTGGCGAACGCCGCGTTGCGGAGGTCGCGCAGCTGCGGGTCGAGGGGCGGGATCTGCACTACGCCACTCGCTCGAAGCGGACGCGCGAGATGCCGGGCACGTTGGCGCACGTCTGGCTGGCGGACCCGAGAGCCATCACCGGGTAGACGCGCTTCGTCGCGGTGAGGCTCACCTCCAGCGAGGTGACCGGGCAGATGCAGGCGTTCTGCACGGCGGCCGCGCGGGCCGTCGAGTTGCCGCTCGTGTAGAAGACGTTGTCGTCCTCGTCCACGATGCCGTACTTCACGTTCGCCGACAGCGAGGCGTGGGTGTTCTGGAGGCAGAGCTCCATGGTCACCTTGTAGTCACCCGGCTCCAGGACGACCGAGTCGATCGAGCCGTCGTCGCTCACCGAGATCCAGTCAGCCCCGGCGGCCGACTTGGTGAGGGTCGAGACCTCCATGCGGGAGGCGGCCTTCACCTCCCACAGCGGGGTGGCGTCGGTGTCGTTGGGGATCGTGGTGGTGCTGACGTTGACCCACGCCTTCTCGGCGAGGGCGTCGGCGGTCTCACGGGAGCGCGTGGCGGCGATCGTGTTGCGCGTGGCGGCGCGGGTTCTTCGGGTGCTCATGGTTCAGTCTTGGGCTTCCCGGACGCCGTAGACGCTGCCGGGTTCGGTGCTGGGGGTGGTGAAGGGGTAGTTCTCGGAGAGGTGGTTGATCGGGGTGTCCCCCGGGGTCAGGTCCACGATCCCTTGATCGCGGAGCAGCTGACGGATGACGTTGAGCTCGGCCGCGGTGGGCCGACGCTCGGTGTCCTCCAGGATCTCCATGCACCTCTGGGAGGTGAGGTCGAGGAGCCGCTGGGGGCGCTCTTGGAGGGCTGCGAGGATGCCGCGGAGGCGCTCGTTCTCGGCCCGGAGTTCTTCGAGTTCGCTCATTGTTGGAGGACGGCGAGGACTGCGTTCGCCGAGAGGGTGCCGCTGACCGAGGTCAACTCGGCGCGCATCTCCGCGACGAGCGGGGTGCTGATGACGGCGGACCCGTTGGTGTCCAGGTCCGTCTGGTCGAGGGTGGCGAGCACGGCCCAGTTCATGTCCGGGCGGACGCGGCCCTGGATCTCCAGCTTGAAGCCGTCACCGGCCGTGCCGTAGTCGGCGAAGTCCAGCTGCACGAGGCCGCGCTGGTTGTGCCCGGTGTTCACGAGGGAGACATCCCCGGCGGACGCCGAGTTGCCCTGGAAGAGGATGGTCGTCCGGCCTGCGGGGTTCGCCATGCTAGGAAGCCTCCCTGGTCCGGAGGAGCTCCTGGACCGCACCGAGGACGCGCGAGTTCTCCGTGACGACCTCGGTGGTCTTCGACGACATGATCTTGACCTCGCCGAGGTTCCGGTGGATCGCGTCGGAGTTCTGGTCCACGATCGAGCGGAGCGCCTCAGCGTGGTCCTCGCTGATCTGCTTGATGTGTTGCAGGAACCGGTTGACGACCCAGAGCGTCGCTCCGAGTCCGAGGGCCAGGGCGGGGAGTTGCTCCACCGCAGTCTTCATCAGATTGGTATCCATAGATCAGGGAGCGACGTAGTCGCCGAGGCGGGTGAACATGGCCTGGACGTTGAGAGTCGCGGACTCGTTGTTGTTCAGGCCAGAGACGCAGGCGACCCGCAGGGCGACGGCTTCCGTGGCGGAGAGGTTGAGCAGCTTGTGGAGGTGGAACGAGACGTCGGGGGTTCCGTCCGCCGTGCCTCCTCCCTCGCCCAGCTGCATCGAGAACGATTCGTTGTCGTAGCGGGTGTCCGTGGTGTTGTTCACGAGGGCCCAGGACACGAACGGATCGAGCGTCCCGGTGACGAGGCGGCTGAAGTGCCCGTGGATCTCGACCTCCCAGAACCCCGAGACGAGGTTCATGTAGTCGGAGAAGATGTTGGGGATGTCCGAGGACTCACCGTAGACGCGGTCGCGCTCAGAGATCGGGTGGTTGTGCGAGGAGTCGGCCCAGAAGCTGGAGGCGTCCAGCGCCAGCGCGCGGGTCCCGTAGCTGATCTCGTGCTTCGAGGTGAAGGCCGGGCTGCCGTCCGCTCCGGCCGGGCCCGCGGGGCCGACGTTCAGGATGTCGTAGCGGTCCTCCAGTTCCTCCGCGATGTAGGTGAACTGCTTGCGCTGGGTCTCCATGTTCTCCAGCGTCACCGGAGCCCCCGCGGTGAAGGTCACCAGGGCGGTGTGCGGGGTCTGCCTCTGGAGGACCACGGTGGACCCCAGGGTGGCGCCGGAGTCGAGGGTGATCTGCTGGGCGCCGGTCCAGGTGTAGGTGACCGGGACGGCGTCGACCGTGACCACGGAGTGGCTCTGGTCGAGGTAGGGCCAGGTGACGGTGAAGACCGTCTGCCCGGCCGTGGCGGTGTACTCGTCGCGTGCGTAGCTCATTGGATGGGACCGGACAGGCGGCCGATGGTGTCGGTGTCAGTGTCGGACAGGGCGCGCAGACCAGCGCGCCGCTCGGCCTTCCGCTGCCGGGCTTCGGCGAGCAGCGAGGCGGCCTCGGGGAACTCTTCGAGCATCTCCCGCAGCGCCTTCTGGCGGTAGCGGGTGACGATCATGGTGATCGCTTCGACGCGCTCGGACTGGCCGACCTCAGCGACGGAGCTCATCCGCTTGTAGCGGTTGGACTGCATGAGCCCGGTGAGCTCCTGGCGGAGACTCTTGCCCTTGACCTTGACCTTCCCGTGGAGCTCGCCCCAGCGGTCGTAGGCGGTCTGCCCGGCGTCGTTGCGGATCTCGCGGAGGTCGACCCCGTTCTGGACCTCCCGCGGCGGGCGGAAGCCGTGGCGCAGGGAGGCGAGCTCCTGGCGGATCAGGTCGGAGGAGACCTCGCGGTAGGCGATCGGCTGGATGAAGCCGACCCAGGAGCCGATGGCGTCATCGCCAGCCTGCCCGGTGCGCTTCAGGGGCTCGCCGAGGAGGTTGCGCCGGACGCCCGCCTGGACGTCGATGGCGTCGCCGAGGCCCGGGGTGCGGCTCACGATGCGTTCGAGGACCCCGTGGGACTCGACCATCGCGTCGTCGCCGAACGCCTGCATCGCCTGGCCGAAGGTGTTGGGCACGACCGCCGAGGCGTACTGCTCGACGAGGGCGCCCATGTTCTTCTGGGGGTCGGAGAGGGCGTCGATCACCTGGCCGATGCCCTGCATGAAGGACCGCTCGACGAAGTTGTTGGCGAGCGAGACCATGATCGAGGTCCCGACCTCCTGGAGATCGGTGTCCTCCGACGAGTCCGCCAGGCGGGCGACGTCGTAGGTGTCCGCCACGAGACCGAAGAAGGTCGCGAAGGGGTCCATCCGGAGGTACTGCACGAAGCCGCTGGGCGTCCTGAAGGAGTAGGGCATCCAGCCCGCGTCCATCAGAGCCTTCCGCTCGTCGGGGTCCTGGGGGCCGCGCCCGGTGATGAGGCCGTTCGCGGCGAGCATCGAGGCGGTGCCCATCATGCCGATCCCCGCGGCCACCCGGCCGTAGGCGTTGGCCTGGACCGTGGGGTCGTCGGAGAGCATCTCCTTCAGGAAGCGGCTGCGGATCTCCTCGGGCGCCTTGGCGCGGAGCTTCTTCGAGGCGAGGCCGTACTCCAGGACGTCAGCGATCGGGATGCGCTGGCCGACGAACTTCGCGACGTTCAGCGGCATCCGGTAGAACGGCACGATGAAGCGGCCGAGCGGCAGGTCGTAGACCGTCATCGAGTCGAGCCACGCCTGGCCCTTCTGGCCGAAGCCGCCGTCGGGCAGCGGCGTCTGGAGGGTGGCCTCCTGGGCGCGCGCCAGGGCGTCCTCCATGTTGGCCGACCGCGAGGGGTCGAAGTGCTTGGTGTAGTTCGCGTCGACGTAGTTCGCCAGGGCGGCCGGGTCGGTGAGCCCCTGGGCCTTGCCCTCGGCGATCGCGATCTTCCTGGCAGCGGTCTCGGTCTTCAGCTGGCCGTCCACCAGGACGGTCTTGAGCGTGTCGTCGGCGTAGGCCGCGGCGCCCGCGTGGTCCATCCCCTTCTCCAGGCCCTCGGCGAGGAACTGGCCGCGGAGGCGAGCACGCGCGGTCATCTGCTTCACGAACTCGTCGGCCGTACCGATGAGGCGGGACGGGAACCCGACCACCTTCCCGGCGACGTGGAACATCGAGCCGAGGAGCTTCTCGCTCTGGTCGCCCGCGAGCTCACGGCGGAGCGTGGTGCCCCCGGCGAGCGGGTCGTCGCGCATGGAGCGGCCCGGGTCGATCTGGCTGACGCCCGTCTGCCACGTCTTCTTCGCGGCCCTCGCGGCCTCCTGGAAGCCCGAGGTCAGCGAGATGAGCTCGCCGTAGGCCGAGTTGATCGCGGTGCGGTCGCCGCGGAGGGCGCCACCGAGCATCTGCTCCAGGGGGAGGTAGACCGCCAGGGCGGCGCCGGACAGGCCCTGGATCGAGATGGTGCGCGGGCCAGAGAGGATCGAGTTGATGAAGACCTCGTAGAGGACCTTCGAAGACTTGCGGCCGAAGGACAGCTTCCGCAGCGCCTCGGCGGCGGCGGCCGACTCCAGGCCACCCTCGCTGAACGCCACGGCCATCTGCTCCATGAGGACCTCGGTGTCGGCCGAGTCGCCGAGCATCTTCGCGGTGAGCTCGGCCATGGGGCCGTCGTTCTCGAAGGCGATCTGCTGGGCGCGGAGGAGGCGGCCCCCCTCGCTGCCGACCGCGTTCATGTTGCGGAGGGCGTCGTTGAAGCCGTGCTGCTGGAGCTTCAGGAACTTCGCCTTGGCTTCGACGTCGCCCTTGATGGCGAGGTCGAGCAGCTGGGCAGCGCCCTCCAGCATGGCGCCCATGTACTGGTTGATCGAGACGGAGACCACGGTCTGCGCGCGGATGTCGTCAGCGGCGCCCCGGGCCTTCGCAGAGACGAGTTGCAGGGCCTCCTCGGGGGAGAGCCCCAGGAGCTCCGAGGTCATCCTCACGGCCTCCGCGTGGATCTCCTCGCTGATCGGCCCGATCTCCTTCAGCGTGCCCCCGTTGAGGTCTTCGACCGCGCGGTAGACGTGGGCCCCGCCCTTCGTCTCGACGCGGTCCGCGAGGTTCTTGCCGTCGGGGTGGAGCTCGAACTCGACCAGCTGCTCGGGGTCGAGCTTGCGCGGGTTCGCCTCGGGCAGCGGGCGCGCGGCCTTCGAGTAGCCGTAGGCGTCCATGAACTCGTCGGTGGCCGCCTCGGCCTCGTCGTCGGTGAGCCGGGCCCCACCGATCTCTTCGAGGATCTCGTCCTTCCCCTGGGGGGTCTCCGAGTGGAACTCCTCGCCAGCCGCGGGGCCGGGGTTGTCCCTCGACACCGGGCCGGGCTCGACCTCGTCGAGGTCCTTCGCGCGGGCGCGGGTGTTCATCAGGTCGGCCATGCCGTCCCGAGCGCGGCCGGGGTCGACCGCGTCCTTCATCGCGTCGCGGATGCCGCCCGGCTCCATGCCGTCGGCCTTCGCCTTGCGGACCGCCTTGAGGCCCCGCATGGACTCGATGAGCGAGCCGACCGCGGCGCCGAGGCCCATGCCTTCGAGGACGTTCTTGATCCTCGCGACCACCTGGGAGTCATCCCCGTCGGTCGCCAGGAACTCGGTGAGCGGGTTGGCGAGCGCGGGTTGGCTCTGGATCAGCGCGGAGAAGTTCTCCTCGTGGCCGTCGAACGAGAGGAAGTCGGACACGGCCCCAGCCGTCGCGCCCTTGTTCACGCCCATCAGGAACTTCCCGGACTTCGTCGCGGACATCGCAGCGGAGGCCGCCTTGACCGCGCCGAGTTTGCTCAGGGCGTTCGCAGCGAAGCCGCCAGGGACGAAGCCGATGGCGAACTGCGCGATGTTCTCCAGGAGCGCGCCGCCGAAGGTGTCGCTCTTGCCGAAGACGCGGTCGTCCCCGGACTCGATGCCGACCAGCGAGCCGATCGAACGGACGAACCCCTCGGCACCCCGGGGGATCGCCAGGGCGACGTCGTCGAAGTCGAGCCAGCCGCCGTCCTCCTCCTCGCCCTCCGCGTTCACGCCGGAGCTCGCGAGGCGGGCCTGCTCGGCCCGGCGGAGGAAGTCCGTCTGCTCAGCGCGCTCGGCTTCGCGACGGTCCTCCTCGCGGAAGTAGCTGTCCACGCTGTAGTCAGTCATCTAGTTCTCGTTGAAGTCCTTGAGGCGGAGTAGCTGGCGTCGACGGAACTCGACGGTCGCCTGGGCGGGGTCGGCGGTGTCCAGGCCGAGCTTGGTGAAGAAGGTCATCCGGTCAGCCTCGGGGGTGTTCGCGATCCACTCGTCGACCGCCTTGCCGGTCTGGAAGAAGAGCGAGAGGTGGGTGTTCGCCTGGTCGTAGTCCGGCGTCAGGGTCAGCTTGACGCCATCCTTCGAGTCGAAGGTGATGACGCTGTCGCTGGCGGACAGGGCAGCCTGGAGGCGAGCTCGGCGCAGGTCGGCCTTCTCGTTCGTCGCCTGGGTGAGGACCAGGAGGTCGCCACCCCAGGAGCGATCGAGGTTGCCGATGTCGCCCTTCGAGATGTCGACCTGGATGGGCTTGCCAGCCATGAAGTCCTCGGGGGACTGCACGCCGGACAGCAGGGCGAGCGAGGTGAGCCGCTGGGCGAACTCCTCCGGCACGGTGTCCGCCAGGGAGGCGTCGCGGATCTCCTGACCGATGGTGTACCGCGCGGTGCGCCCGAAGACGCGCTCGGGGGTGCTCGACTCGAAGAAGCCGATCGTGCTCTGCGGGTCGCCGAGCCACTCCGGGACGGGGCCCATGGTGAGCGCGACGGCCGCGGGCACCGAGCCGCTGTTGACGTAGGCCCGGTAGTCGAGGGCACCCTGGCGGTTCCGCGCGGCCTTCCTGGGGCCAACCTCGGCGGCGAGGCGCAGGGTCTTCTTGTCCTCGTCCTTGAGGTACGGGTCCATGCTCTCCAGCATCGCGTCGCGGATCGCCCGGTTGGTCGCGACGATCTGCTCCTCGGGCGCGAGGCTCTGGGTCTCCTTGGCGCCAGCCAGCGCACGCTCGCGGAAGCTGTCGACGACCTCGGCCTTGAGCGCGGAGGTGACCTCGGCGGAGAGGCCCTCCGTCTCGGCCAGGTCCTGGATCACGCTGTCGATCGCGCGCAGGGAGTTCTGGTAGCGGAGGTTCCCGAGGAGACGGTTCTCCTGCGTCGAGGCCGTGCGGTCACGCTTCGAGCGGAGGTCGGTGATGACGCTCTGCTCGACCCGGCCGCGCAGCTTCGAGAGGGCCTCGTCCATGGCCTCGGAGTCGCCGCGGGAGAGCGCGATGTTGAACTCGGACACGCCCTCCTGGATCTGCTCCTCGAACCCGCGGAGCTTCGTCTCGCGGGCGCGCAGCTTCTCCTGGACGTCGGGCAGGGCCCAGACGTCGGTGGGCTCCTCGCCCTTCCTCTTGAGGTCGAGGGCGCGCTGCTGGACGTAGCTCAGGAGCTCGGAGCCCTCCTTCTGGAGGCTGGTGTAGTCGGCGGGGTTGACGTTCCGCGGGATCGCCTTGTCGCTCACGACGGCGTCCAGCTGGCGCATCCCGGGCGACTGGCGCAGGGCGTTCCAGACCTTGCCCGGCTCGTCCTTGGTCCACTGGCGGAGGCCCGCGGCGCTCAGCTGGTCCCCGGCGAAGGCGGCCACGATGAGGTCCGGGGTCCCGGCGCGCTGCATCGCGGTCAGGCGGGACATGATCCGCTCGTCCTCGGCGGCGTCCAGGGTGCCCCGCTGGTTGAAGTCGGCCGACAGGGTTCGCCTCAGCGTCCCCAGGAGCCACTCAGGGGGCGCGTCGAGCCCGGCCTGGCCGAGAGCCGCGCGGGCCGTCGGGTCCTCCAGGAGGCGCTCCACAGTGTCTCTGAACGCACGCTCGCTGGTGACGTCGCCGGAGTCCGCGAGGATCTCCTCCTGGAGGCCCCTGGCGACCCGGCTGATGTTCGACGTGAGGACGCCCATGGCGTCGTTCTCCTCGCGGGCGGCTTCGAGCGCGGCCCGCTCCGCGCGGCGCCGGAGGCCGTGGATGGCCTGGGCCTCGGGGCGGCTGTCGTTCTCGATGGGGAGCCCGGGGGTGATCTCGATCTCGCCGACGATGTCGAGCATCCTCTGGACGCCCTCGGGGTCGTCCTCGAGGTCCGACTCGGATATCTGCGTCGCGGTCGCCATGACGAGCTCCAGGGGGTCCCCGACGTTCTCGACCTCGCGGAGGTACTGGACGCCGTCCTGGAAGGACTTGGCCGCGGTCAGCGGGCCGACCGAGGGGTCCATCAGGGAGCGCATCCCGGTCGCCTCGAAGCCCGGGCGGTTGAACCCGGTGGCGAGCTCGTTGACCCGGAGGGACCGAGCGCGGGCGCTCTGGGCTCCGGCGCGCTGCTCGCCGATCGTGTCGAGGAAGCTGCCCTCGATCTCGGGCCAGAACTCGTCGACGAGCTCTCGCGCGGTGAGCGACTGGGAGACCAGGGGGGACGCTAGGAGCTCCGCGCGCTTCGCCGCGGCGAACTCCTCGGCGTCCTCGGGGACGATGAGGTTGCCGTCCCCATCCTCGATCGCGGTGTACTGACCGACCCCGGCCATGAGCTCGCGGGCCGACTGGCGCATGGCGCGCTCGGTCTCGGCCTGGGCGACCCCGATGAGCCAGACCGGGTCGGCCTGGTCCGGGATGACGCCCTGCTCGCGGAGCGTGCGGAGGACACCCTTCTGGCGCTTCGCGAGCTCGGCGTCGTCGGTGATGCCCTCGCCCACCTTCGCGAGCTCCTCCTGGAGCGTGGCGACGGCGTCGCTGTTCGCGCGGTCCCGGCCGAACTGCTGGCCGGACTCCTGCGCGAGGCGGCGGCGCTCCTTCTGCTCCTCCTGGACGATCCCGAGGACCTGGTCGCCGAGCGGGCCGATGTCGACCGGGCGCGCAGCGGTGGCCCCGTTGAGGTTGAGGGTCGTGTCCTGGTAGACGTCGCGAGCGCCGATCTGCGGCCCGGCCTGGGTGCTCCTCGTCGGGGAGAGGTCCTGGATGCGGTAGCGTTTCTGCATGGTCTACGGGCCGGTGGTTGCGTCGGGGAGGGGGCCGCCCATGGTCGAGGCGTAGCCGGAGAGGGCAGCGCCACCGAGGCCGAACACGACGTCCCAGATGCCGACGCCGGGCTGGATGGGCTTCTGGGCTGCGAGGGCGCGGTTGTACGCCTGGCGGTTGATCGCCTCGAACTCGTAGGTGTCCGCCGAGTCGCCGAGGAAGGACCGCCGGGTGACGGCGGCGCGGTTCGTGACCTCCTGGGAGGCGAGGTTGGCGAGCGTCTTGGAGACAGACCCACCGGCCGAGCCGCCAGCGCGGGCGATCCCGCTGGCCTTCAGGGCCTCGCGGGTGACGTTCACAGCCTCGGCAGCCAGGGACTCACGCGCCTCGACGCGGCGCCGGATGACGCCCTCCGCCTGGAAGGCGGCGTCCTTGTTGGCACGCTGGCGGGCGGTCTCCGCCTGCGTCTTGTTGAACTTGTTGTTCGCGTCCGCGACCATCTGCTGCTGGACCAGCTGGGTCCCGGCGATCGCCATGGAGATCGAGACGGGCTCACACATTGAGCATCTCCTTCGTGGCGTAGAACTCCAGGAAGACCTCGCCGTCGTTCCCGTAGCCCGGGTGGGCGTCAGTGAACTTGAACCCCATGGACTTCAGCCAGCGGACGTGGACAGCGTTGCGGGCGTCCACGAAGTTCGCGAGGAACTCGAAGGTGTTGAAGAGGCGGGTGACCCACTCGCGGCTGAGGCGCATGAACTCCTTGGGGGAGGAGACCACCTCGTCGGCACCCAGCAGCCAGACGTAGCCGAACTTCACGCCGGACTTCTCGTAGACTTCGAGGTCGGGCGTGACGCCGAACATGGCGATCGGGCCGAGCTTGCCTTCCTCGACGGTGTAGCACAGCGTCGATCCGCGAAAGCCCTTCTCCAGGGCGGTCTTCGGGGTGTCGCCGGATGCCGCTGCGATCTCCATGAGGTCAGCCTCGCGGAGATGCGGCGCAAGGTCCTTCGGGTCGGACGCGGTCGCAGGGCGGATGTTCATAGGGCAGGTCGGTAGCGGCTGAGGTCCCCCTCCCAGGTGAGACCAAGGACGCGGGTGGGGAGGACCGTGGGGGACTCCAGCTTGACCACGAGGCCGTCCGCGGGGGAGGCGATCGAGGTGATCCAGGAGCCAGTGAACAGGTCGACAGTGGACGAGGCGACCGCGCAGAGGTCGGACGCCTGGGAGGTGAAGTCGTGCTGGAAGGTCTCTCCGAAGCACGCGGGGGTCAGCAGCACCGAGAGGAACCCGGTGCCCGCGACGCGGATCTCCAGGCGGTCCACCAGGAGGCGACCAGCGCGGGGGACGGGGCCCTCGCCGTAGTCGACCTGGATCACCGGCTCGGTGAGCGTCAGCTGGAGGTTGTACTCCTCGCCGACCCAGTAGTCGTCGCTGGTGCAGTCCCCGGTCACGGTGACCGTGGTGGTCGTGAACTCCTCGACGTTGTACTCCACCCCTGCGGTCGTGGCGACGCGGGGGGTGGCGCCGGAGTCGAGGGTGTACGGGAGGGTGATGACCGTCTTGTCGTTCGGGGCGTCGTAGACCTCCGAGGTGACGGAGGTGTCGCGGACGCGGCGGTCGATGTGGACCACGAGCTCCTGCCCGTCGTCGAAGATCCCGTCGCCGACCTCCATCTTCTCCAGGTAGAGGTCGTTGTCCCGGACGATCAGGAAGATCAGGTCCCGGTCGCGAGCCTCGACCCAGACGATCTCGGCGTCGTCGCCGAAGACCCAGCGGGACCAGGCGGCCTGCACCCGGCGGTTGCCGGACCAGACGTTGCGGTAGACGTAGAGCGTGTTCGCGGAGTCCGCGAGGATGAAGTGCGCCTGCTCGCGAGGGAGCGCCTCGTTGGACACGGGGGTCCCGGCGATGTAGCTCGGGATGCCCTGCGAGACCTCCTCGAAGTCCAGCAGGCCCTCCTGGTTCCTGAAGAACTCCACGGCGCCAACGTAGTCGGCCCCGCGGGTCAGGTAGAGGAGTGAGCGGCCCGAGGGGCTGGGGCGCACGGGCGAGACCGAGTAGCTCGACACCCGACGGAGCGAGCTCACGTTGGGGGAGATGATGTCGCCGTCGAGCTCGTACTGCCCGTTGTCCGTGGAGACGATGAGGCGCCCGCCGAGCTCACCCGCGGAGCGGATGGTCGTGAGCTCCTGCTCGTTCACCGCGAGGTCGATCGGGTCGCTCTCGGGGACCGTCAGGGTGGTCGTGTTGAACAGGTTGAAGTAGACCCCAGCCTCGCTGAGGAGGAGGTTCTGCCCGCCTGCGAGGCCGAGGCGGTTCGCGTGGAACAGGATCTCCCCGAGCTTCTTCCCGGCGATCCCCGGGGCGAGGTCCGTGCTGCCCACCGTGCGCTCCACCCAGTCGACCGGGCCGAACGTGAAGAAGGGCAGGTAGGCCGTGCCCGTCACCGTGCCCGAGGCGTCGTCGATGACGCGCTGAAGCTGGTGGGGCATGGAGTGCTCGTCCATGGTGAGGACGGTCTCCCAGTCGGTGGCCTCGTTCCAGCGACCCTGGCCGAACTCGTCGGTCCCGCCCTCCGCGACGAACTCGACCCAGAAGTCGTCGTCCGTGCTGGTCGGGTCGGGGCTGACCTTCGTGCGGTAGCCGTCGCGGCCGACGAGGGGGAGGTCTGCGAACCGCTCGACCTCGTCGCGCCACCCAGCGATCAGCGTGTCGCCCTGGGAGTCCGTGACGGAGAACGAGGTGATCTCGCTGGTGGACTTGATCTCGATGACGGAGCCCTCAGCGGTCGCGGAGAGGCTCGCGTCGAGCGCGGTGATGTCCGTGGCGAGGTCCCCGGCGATCCACTGGGTGTTCACCTGGGACACCGTGGTCCCGGGGTTCGTGGTCGTCGAGAACGTCCCGGCGGTGTTCGTGATCTCGACGACGTAGTCCGCGTTGGAGACGCCCTGCTGGACGCTGACGTACATGACGTCGGTCGGCGTGTCGGGGTGACGCGCGAGCCACGCGGTGCGCGACTCCGAGGCAGCCCCGGCGTACCTTGCGGTCCACTCGGTGTTCAGCACGAAGGTCGCATCGGCGACCGTCAGGAACCGGAAGCTCCCGTAGGCCGCCGTGCGGAGCGGGATCGACTCGGTGAGCGTGCTCGAGGTGTCGTCGTGTTGTAGCGCGATGCCCCAGAAGTAGTCGGCGTTCGTCGTTGCGCTGATGAGCGTGAGACGGACGAAGCCGAGCTGGTCGCCGGGGTTCGGGTTGTTCGAGCCGTTGGTCTGGTCGATGACGTAGACCGCGCGGTACCAGTCTCCGCCGACGGACTCGACGAACGAGGTGCCGGGCATCGTGCCCGCCAGGGCGGACGCCACGAGGGTCGTTCCGCTCCAGGTGAACTCGGCCTGGTAGTTGAGGCTCTGCGTCGTGTTCCGCGCGAGGAGGCGGATGGTGCCGACGTCGTCCTTCTTCTTGACGTAGACCGAGAGGACCGTGACGCCCTGGCCGATGCGGCCTCCAGCCTGGTGCGTCCAGTTGCCGTCGCCCGTGCCCTGGCGCGCGAGCTCGACGGCGGTGTCGCCGGAGCCGTTGGGGACGTCCGGCGCAGGCTCGGCGCTCGTCGCAGCGGTGGCCTCGTCGACTCCGGTGTCCGTGGACCAGGCGCCCTCGGTGCCGATGTGGCGCCAGTCGCCGATGAAGTTGTCCGGGCAGTCGGAGAGGTAGTGCGTCGAGTACCCCAGGGGGCCGACGAGACCTTGATCGACGACGGTGGCCTCGGTCCCCGTGGGGATGCCGAAGACGCGCAGGCCGGGCGTGGTCGGCGTCGGGCCGCGGTCCGAGAAGATCACGGCGTAGTCCTCGCCGTCCCGGTCGATGGTCGTGAAGCTGGCGTTCGAGGGGAGGTCGTCGATCAGCTTGCCGAGGTGCTCGGTCGGGGGGCGCTTCGTGGCGCCGCCGACGAGCGACAGCCAGGCGTTGACGGCGTCCTCGACCTGGGTCGCCCGGCGGACGCTCGGGGGCTGCTGGGAGACGCCCCCGGCGAGCGTCGACACGACCTTGGTGACTCGACTCATCTGCGGTACTGCTTGGCCCAGATGGTGTCCGGGTTGTTGAAGAAGTTGTGGCCAGCGTTGATGGACTCGCGGCTCATCAGTTCCGCGCGGGCGCGGGCCTCGTTCTCCTCAGCGCTGGGCGACCGGGCACCTCGGGTGGCCTCGAAGAACTGGCGCGCGGCGCGAGCGGTGACGTAGGTCCTCGCGTACTGCGGGAGGTCCTCGAAGTCCACCCGGCGGATCACGTTGAGCTTCACGTCGGCCGTGAAGGTGTAGGTGTCGTCGTCGGCGTTGTAGAGGAGTGTGCCGCGCTTCGCGAGGTCGGGCTGCGCCGACAGGCGGTAGCGGGGCGTGTCCTTCCCCGAGCTCTCGGTGACGTCGTAGATGTCCTCCGTGAGGACGATCTCGTTGCCCGCGTTCGGGGAGAAGGTCTGGTTGTACTGGCGGTTGAAGTGCCAGCCGTGCGCCTGGACCTCGCGGTCGACCTCGTCGAGGATCTGCTCGGCGGTGAGGACGTCGGCACGGGTGCCGGACAGGGAGGAGGCGCGAAGGGAGCCGACCATCGTCAGCATCCGATTCACGGCGTTGAGCTTCGTGGCGTCTGCGGTGGGCATGGTCGGGTGGGGGTCAGGGTGTGCGGGGGGTGGGGCAGGGCCCCGGTGGTTTACACCGGAGCCCCACCGTCAGGACTAGGCCGTCTGGAGGAAGCCGCAGTCGGACTCGCGGAGCACGCCCGCGCCGATCGCCTTCTTCGCCTTGAAGATCGTGCCGTCCAGCATCTGGTGCGGGATGGCAGCGATCTCGACGCCTTGCAGCTGGACCACGCCGAGGGCGCGGCTCGTGCCGAAGACGCCGATGCCGTTCGTGGCGTCGGCTCGGTAGTCGTTCACCATGCCGTTCGTCGCGTAGGCGGGAATGGTGGTGAAGTTGGTGCTCGGGACGAGGTTCGACTTCAGGATCTCCACACCGGAGACCATGCCGATCGTGCCCATCTTCCGGGAGCCGTTGCCGCCGTTCCCGATCTCCACGTTGTGGAACTCGGTCTGCTCGGTGAGCAGGCGGTACTGCGCCGGACGGAAGGCCGCGTAGCGGCCCTCCTGCGGGACGTCGTTCTCGTCCCAGTACTGCACCATGTCCTCGATCGCCTCGACGAGGTCGGCACCCGAGGTGGCCGCAGCCGCGCTCGTGATGACGTTACCCGTCGGGTGGTCGGTCATCGGGCCGGTCTTGGTCGCACCCTGGACGAGCAGACGGAAGAGGTTGGTCTCCGTGTGCTTCGCCAGCGCGTGGCCTTGGCCGGTCGCGATCGGACCGCGGACGTCGAAGTGGTTGACCATCTCCTCCCACTCGTCGACGAAGGTCGCGTTGAAGACCGGTCGATCGAGGTGGATGAGGCGCTCGCCGACGACCATCTCGGACAGTTGTCCGTCGTCGTCGTAGCGCTCACCGCGGAGGTGGTAGTCAGCCGTGAGGTTGCCGGTCGCGGGGAACTGCGCCGACTTCGCGCCCTTCAGCGTGCGGACACGCGAGCGCGGGAGGAGGATGAGCTCCTCCTTGTAGGCTTCGGACACTTCGCCAGCGTACTTCTCCAGGAAGAGCTCGATGAAGTCGCCGCCGCCGTTGTTCTCACCGGGGTTGGTGAGGGTTCCGAGGGGGGAAAGGGCCATGAGGGGGTCTCCAGGTGTTGGAGGACAGAGTTCAACCTACGTCGCCTGTTCACGCTTCGGTGCCGCCGGGTGTCCGCCGTAGCGGGCCGTGACCTACTGAGTGTGGCTCAGACGTTGGTGTACGAAGAGAGCCCCCGGCAGCCGGTGAAGGCGCCAGGGGCTCAGGGGCAGAATGCGGCGAGCGCGCTGGGGGAGCGGTCGGGTGTTGCTCGCGCTGCCGCGGCATCTGCGGTGCTCTAGGGCTGGGGGACTTCCGCGAAGACGAGGTCGACGCCGAAGAGTTCCTCCAGGTAGACCTCGGCGTTCGCCGGGATCAGGTCTCGTGCCCAGGCGGGCAGGGTCTCGCCGATCGGCCAGGTGCCGTCGACACCCGCCGCCGGGTTGTAGAGGTAGACCTCGCCCTCGCTCACCTCGAAGGGAACGACGACGGGGAAGCCGGAGCCCTTCAGGAAGATCCCGGCGGAACCGGCGATGTCCCCGAAGGCGATGAGGGCGGTGCCGTCCGTGCGGATGTCACCCATGCCAGCCGCGGTGACGGAGGCGACGATGGGCGAGCCGGTGCCGCCGGTCTGGCAGGCCGCGAGCAGCAGGGCTGCGGCCGAGAGGAGGAGCTTGTTCATCTAGAAGATTCCCATCTGCTTGCTCTTGGCGAGTCGCAGGTCGAAGGTCTTGTGGAAGGACTCGTCACCGTTGCGGTACTCGTCCATGCGCTGCCAGGAGGCCATCTCCGCGCGACTCTCGAAGGGCTTGATCGCGTCGCCGCCGGGGGTGACCCCGGTGATCTCGGGGGCCCAGCGCTTGCCCTTGGCCTGGTCCATGCGGGCCTTGGCGCCACCCAGCATCTGCTGGAGGGCCGCGTCGTCACCGGCCTGCATCGCCTTCGACAGCGTGCCGATGAACGCCTCGGCCTTGTCGCGGCCGTCGGTCTGCGCGATCCACCCGATGAGGGAGTCGTAAGCCTCGGGGCCTCCGACGATCGACTTCACCTCGTTCCCGCGTTGGACGCTGAGGGCCATCTGGCCTTCGAGGTACGCCTGGACGAACTGCTCGGGGACGCCGAGCTCCTTCGTGATCTCGGCCATGGTCTCGGGCTTCAGCTTGCCCTCGCTCTGGGCGAACTCGGTCTCCCAGGCGGTCATCTTCTCGTCGACCTTGGTCCACCCAGCGGTACCCTCGGCGCCACCCTCGGCGGCCGGGGGCGTCTCGGTCTCGGCGGGGGGCGCCGCGGCCTTCTCGTGGAAGGCGCGTTCGAGCTCGGCGTGCGCCTTGACCATGGCGTCCACGTTCGGCGTGCCGTCCGGGTTGCGGAACTTCTCCGGGATCTCGGTCGGCTGGGCGCCCTCGGCCTCGGCGACGATCTGCTCGGGGGTCTTGGTGACCTCCGTCGACTGGACCGCTGCGCCGTCCGGGGGGAGCTCGGGGGCCTGCGCGGCCGGGTTGCCGAGCGTGTCGCCGGGGTGGACCTCGGGGGTGCCGACGGTGTCGTCAGCCTGCGTCGAGACGGTGCGGGGGATGCTGCTCATGGCTTACTGCTGGGTCTGCTGGTTGAGGAGTTGGTCAGCCATGGGTCCCGAGATCGCTCCCGCAATCGGACCCGCCGCGTTCTGCGCGATGGCTGCCTGCTGGGCTGCCTGCTGGGCTGCCTGCTGGGCCTGAGCGACTTCTTCGTCGCTCTTGATGATGCCGCCAGCCTCGGTGCCGGTGCCCGCGGCGATCTTCGTGATGAGGGGGCTGATCCGGAGGTACTGGTTCGCGACCTCGGGGCCGACGAGCTCGTACATGATGCCGAGGAAGGTCCGGAGGCGCTCCAGCTGCTGGTTGCGCCCGAGCCCTTCGAGGCCGGTGACGACCTTCGGCCGGACGACGCCGTCCTGGATCTCCGGGAGCGCGCCCTCGTCGGTCATCTCGTCCATGACCCAGCGAACGATCGGCAGCTGAAGCTGCTCGTTCATCAGCGAGTAGGAGCCGCCGAGGGCGTCCTCCAGCTGCTGGGCGATGAAGCGGATCTCGGCCGCGGTGACCCGCTCGGCCTGCCGCTGGGCGGCGGTGTTCAGGAGGAAGACGCGGTGGAGCTTCGTCTCCAGGCGCTCCGCGGTGTTCGCGGCGATCCCCATGTCGGCCTGCTTGTCGAGGCGCAGCGCGCTGACGTCGCCCTCGACGCCCGGGGTGAAGTCCCCGGTGCGAGCCTTCTGGAGAGCGCTGATGTCCGTGAAGCCGTTGGGGTTCACGAGCCAGACGAGGTGGGCCGCGGCGGCGCTGCTCATCACGATCGAGCGCGCGAGCGACTCCAGGCTGATGAGGTCGCCGAGGTAGTGCTCGCAGAGGGAGCGGCCGTAGGACTCGCCGGGGATGCTGAACATCCGCGGGACCATGTACGGCAGGAGGTCCTCTTCGACCTGGGCGGGGTTCTTGATGACCCCGTCGATCTCCTGCCAGACCCGGTAGGTCCCGTCAGGGTTCCGCTTGGCCGCGGTGTAGAGGCGCTTCTGCTTGGCCGAGCTCTCGTCGTCGACCCCGTCGAGGGTGACGATGTAGTCGATCTTCCCGGTACCCGTGCGCTTCACGACGAAGCGGTCGAGGGCGTAGGCTCGGAGGGTCTTGTCCTCCCAGCGGAGCGCCACGTTGCCGCTGACGAGCAGCTGGCGGAACGCTTCGTAGAGGACCGGGCGGAGGTTGCGCGCCTCGATCTCGGCGGCGAGCTCCTGCTCCAGGACGGAGACCTCGGCGTCCACTTCGCTCAGGGTCTGGTCGGCCTGCTCCGGGTCTTCCTCCCCGGTGAGCTCGCGGACAGCCGCGGGGTCCACCAGGAGGCGGAAGAACGGGGCGCCAGGGGGGAAGAGGGTGAGGACCAGCTTCGAGGCGAGGTTGTTCACCCCCTCGGCGCCGGTCCCTTGGTACGGGGTGGGCAGCATGGTGGCCCCCGAGGTGCCCGCAGGGGGCAGCAGGAAGGGGACCGTGACGGAGGCGCACTCGCGTCCGCGGCTGAGGTAGTTCTCCCGCTCGCCGATGCCCTTGTTCCAGAGCTTCGCGGCGGGACCCTCGGCGTTGGCGTCGTGGCCGTCTACGTTCTGGAGTCGGGCGTCCATGTTCAGCTACCGGTGACGAGGGGGGAGCGAAGCTGCTGCACGCCGAGGCGAGCGCCAAGCCGCTGACGCTTCCGTTGCTCCTCGTCTTGCTGAGGAGCCTCGGCGGTCTTCTCGCGGGCCGTCGGCGCGGGGGGCGGCGGCGGCGGGGCGTCGGGCATCTTGGGCTTGGAAATGCACATGGGCTACGGCTGTCGGTCGTGGAGGGAGCGGAGGTAGAGGACCACGTCCCTGATCCCGGCGTACCGCTGGACCGACGCGATGGTCTCGTCGATCAGGGGCTGACGGGGAGGGAACAGGGTCTCCAGGTGGGCCAGGAGCTCTCCGTCTACGAACGGGAGCTTCGCCAGCTGGATGTCCTGGGTGCTGCCGAGGGCGTTACGGAGCGCCAGGGGGAGCTCAGAGTGGTCTTGAATGGGGTCCATCTTCGGGAGAGGGGCTAAAGGGCCGGGTATTCGAGCCGCTTGAGCTCACCCAGGGCGGTCTTGATCCACCCCCGGACGGGGTCCTGGGGGTCCGCGGCGCGGTACTGGAGCAGCAGGAGCCCCTGGATGCGCTTCTCGCGGAGGTAGGGCAGGGCGGCCTCGACGACCCTCTTGGCCGTCTCACCGTATGCCTGCCACTGGAAGGTCCGGCGGTGCCGGTCCGTCGGCTCGCCGTGGGGAACCACCTTTCCGCCCCAGGCGGCGGCGAGGTTCTCCAGCGAGACGCGGTGTGTGTTGGTGACGCGGACCGAGATCGAAGACCCGTTGACCGCGAGGCATCCCTCGGCGTCGAGGTAGCCAGCAAGATAGCGAGAGTCAGGCATAGTAGAAGCACCCAGACAGCAGGAGGTAAGTGAGCAGGACGTAGGCGGCCACGATGAGGACCTCGAACGCCGTCGCCAGGAGTTCTCCAGGTCGTCGGGGGCTTGTCATAGGCAGGTCAGGGGCCGCCCAAGGAAAGGCTGCCGGGTCCGCCGCGGAGTCAGGTACTCCGCAGCTTCGACGGCAGCCCACAGCTTGGCCAAGGGCGGCCCCCAGGAACTCTAGTAGTTGTACCTGATCGCCGCTTCCACGGCCATCGTGTGGTCGAGCGAGTACGCTTGGGACCCGGAGGTAGTGTGGAGGTAGTTCGTGTCGAACGAGACCTTCACGGTGCCGGTGCCGGTGTGGGCCGAGAGGACGCTAGCGTCCGTGATGGTAGTCGACCAGGTGTAGTCAGTCTCGGCGTCCTCCAGCAGGAGTACGGCGCTGTTGCCTGCCGGGATCTGGGTCAGTTGGAGCGGATGGTAGAGGGAGTGGGCGAAGCTGTACTCGCCGTCCCGGCTCATCACGACCCGCTGGTAGTTGCTACCTTGGGTCTTACCCACATCGTAGACATCGAAGCCGTAGGGCCAGCCAGACGTGCCATTCGCGACCCCAGAGCCGAACGTCTTGTTCGTGCCGGTGGAGTTCGTCATCGTGTACTCGTACTCCTTGGCGATCTTGATGCCGACCTGGATGCTGGTGAGCGTCCCGTTGGCCGGATCGAACTGATCGAAGTCGTACTCGGCGTCGAGCCCGTTCTCGCTGAGTCCGGTCAGGGTCTCCTCGACAGTGATGCGCGCGACGGGGGCAACCGGGGGCAGCAAGCTGCTGCCGGAGAGGCTGTCCTCCTGCGGGGAGCCCGGGCACGGGATGAAGTAAGTCACGGTCACCAGGACGGGGTCGCCGTTGACGACGTCAACGAGCATCTGCGCGGGAGTGCCGCAGTCGAGGGCGACCACCGGGACACCGTCGGCCGAGACGTCGCAGTTGGTGCCCACTTCCGAGCAGCCCCACAAGTCGGAGTGGGGGAAGGAACTGAGGACCTCCCAGCAGCCGCCGAACTCGAACATCGAGGGGAGCCCGATGGGGGCCGTGACAGTGTACCGCTCACAGAGCACGCCGTCGATCATCTCGGGATCGCTGATGGTCGTGCCGGGGGCCCGCTCGATGGACTCGACGAGGGCCGTGAGCGAGGCGTCGTCGACCGGGGCATACAGGGCCGAGCCGCCGATGGTGGTGGCGGAGGCTGCGGTGGCAGGGAGGGTGAGGAAGATGGCGGCCAGGGCGGCCAGAGCAGTTCGTAGCATAGTCTCCGTTGGAGGCTGGGGGTTGCGGTTCAGTCGAGGGGAGTATAGTCCCCTTCGCGGGGATCGGTGATGCCGAGCTTCTCGGCCTCACGCAGGAAGGAGACCTCAGCCGCGCGCGGGTTGAGGCCCCAGATGGGGACGCCGAGGCGCTCGTCGCCGAGCTCGATGAGGCCCGGGTCGAACAGGACGGCCACCTCGTCGTACCGGATCAGGCGGTCGGCCGTCAGCAGGGCGGGGAACTTGCCGATGGGGTAGACACCGAAGCGCTTGCGGATCGCGGAGTGGACCTCCTCCTCCATCCGCTCCAGGCCGGGGAGCGCCTCCTTGATGGGCGCCGGGAAGTCACCGACGAACGCCTCGGCTGCGTCGTGGAACAGCGCGGCACGCTGGGCGTCGAGGCTCATGCTGATCGACCGCGCCCAGTTGGCGAGGTGGACGGAGTGCTCGGCCACGGAGTAGAAGGAGTTGGTGTGGCCGCCGTAGCGGCACGTCCGCGAGAGGCCGCGGGCGATGTCCGCCAGGCAGAACATCTCCGGGGCGGGGGCCATGAGGTCGACCTTCGCGCCGGACGCGGTGTAGATCCACCCCTTCGCCTTCTGCCATGCAGCGCTCATCGCTCGGTGTGGGCAGGGAGCGCGTCGGGGTAGCGCTCGATGATCTCGGCGGCCGAGGCGTTCAGGTGGTCGAAGTCCAGGTTCATCACCGGGGGACGGTCGTCGACGTCGTTGCCGCAGAGCATGGAGTCCCGCAGGACGAGGAGCCCGGCGATCGCCTTGACGACGTGGTGCAGCCCGGAGTCAGGGTCGATGTCCTGTCCCTCCCACCACGCGGCGAGGTGGCGCATGGCGGCGTCGAAGTAGATCGAGTGCCGGACCCCAGCCGCGCGCCAGTTGTGGCGGCCGTACTTGCGGGCCCCCTCGAAGAGGCCGAGACCCACCTCGTAGAGCGGCCCCATCGGGACGACCGAGAGCGGCGCCTTCGCGCAGCCGACCGAGTCCTTGGGGTTGGTGTCCTTGCGGTCGAGCTCAGGCGCGGGCACGGGCCGCTGAGCGGCCGCCTCGAAGAACTTGCCGTCCGCCGCGTAGCGCGCACGCCCAGACGGGCAGGAGCAGTACGACCCAGCGTCGTAGGGGGCCCCGCAGTCGGGGCACTTCACTTGGGGTTCCACAGCTTCACCTCGTTCGTGTCGAAGGAGTACTCGCCGTGCCGCAGGATGCGAGCGCAGCGTCCGTTCACCAGGGCGTCCTCCGCGGTCAGCCCCTTCTTCTCGAAGGCGGCGACGACCTCGTCCCAGGTCCCCTCGACGAGGACCTTCTCGGCGCCCACCGGGCCGACGCCGGGGCAGCCCTTGTAGTTGTCCGTGGCGTCGCCCGTCAGCGTCTGCACGAGCAGCGTGCGGTCGGCCTCCTCCTCGGTGGGGTGGATGACCTGCCAGTCCTTCATCGGGTTGGCCACGGGGCCGGGCACGGTGAGGAAGTCCTTGTCGATCGAGACGCCCAGCGTCTTCGAGTCCCGGGTGATGAGGATGCCGACGACGTCGTCCGCCTCCAGGTTGGGCCAGCACTCGACCGCGTAGTTCTCCACGAGGTAGTTCCTGATCCACTGGAACAGCAGCGGGCGGCGGGTGCGGTCGCTGCGGTTGCCCTTGTAGCTGTCCAGGACGTCCTTGCGGAAGTTGTCCTCGTCGGACAGGCAGTAGACGATGGTGGCGTCCTTGCCGTACCGCCGGAGCAGGTCGGCGTGGTTCGCCTGGATGGCGACGGCCGCGGCTTCCTTGTTGCCGTAGTGGTAGAGCCAGGCGCACTCGGGGTCGTCGAAGACCTCCTGGCAGGCGTGGCCGATGCGGTAGACCGCGAGGTCCGCGTCGACTGCGATGGTGGTGTACTTCATAGTTAGTGGGTCTCCGCCCAGTTGGCGCCGATCTTGGCCTCGGCGGGAGTGGTGACGCGGAGGCCAAGCTGACGGCCAGCTTCCGCACAGGCTTCTTCGATCGCCGCGGCGCACGCCTCGGCCGTGGCGGAGGGGCACTCGACCTGCACCTCGTCGTGAACGTGGAGGACCATGAAGGCCCCGAACGTGCGGAGGACTGCGTCGACGTTGTTCGTCCACGCCTTCAGCAGGACCGAGGCGTTCGCCTGGATCAGCGTGTTCAGGACAGCGTGCAGCGAGCGGACGGGGATGCGTCGGCCGTCGAGGCCGCGCAGGAAGCCGCGCTCGCGGGCCGTCTCCTTCAGCGCCTCGATGAGGCGGTCCACGCCGAGGCCGCCGAGGAGCTTCTTCTTGATCGTGCGTGCCCTGTTCTGGGAGACGCCGAGGGACTTCCCGAGCTTCTCGTAGCCCGCCCCGTAGAGGCAGGCGTAGATCGCGGTCTTCGCCTGGTCGCGCGTGGCGAGCCCAGCGATCTGCTGGTTGTGGGTGTGCGGGTCGCCGTCGGGGTCGTCGAGGATTCGAGCGAACCGACCGCCGTCGTAGGGGGCGAGGTAGTGCGAGAGGATGCGGAGCTCGATGCCCTGAGCATCGCAGCCGATGAGGCGGAACCCCGGGCGGGGGCCGAACAGCGCGCGGCACTCGGGCCCGTAGGCCGAGCGGACCGCGGGCACCTGGCCGAGGTTCGGCTTGGAGTGCGAGCACCGGAAGGTGATCGTCCCACAGTGGTTGATGTAGGGCTTGATCTGCCCGTGCTTGACGAGCTTCATCCACCCGTTGCGGCCGCGCGACAGCTGCCCCAGCCGCTTGTCCAGCAGGAGGGCCTCGTTCGCGAGCTTCGCCTCTTCCCACTCCAGGCCCTTCAGCGTGGTCTCGTCGACCTTCACCTGGCCGGACTCGGTGAACTCGGACGGGGACCAGCCGCGGCGCTCGCGGAGGTGGCGCGCGATGTGCTGCCGGGACGACGGGTTGAACTCGGTGACCACCTCCTCGGTGACAGGCCCGGCGAGCTTGGACAGCGAGGCGAGATCCGAGGTGCCCGCACGGTTGTCGAGGATGGACTGAGCGACGCGGCCGACCTTACCGTCGGTGGTGGCGAGCTCCGCCAGGACCTTCGCGTTGAGCCTGGGGGTTCCGCTGGGGGTGAACTCCTCGGGCTCCCACCCGGCCTGCCGCAGGGCGAGCAGGGGGTACTTGCCCATGGCCGCCGGGGGCACGAGGTTGTGGTCGACGAAGTCGTCGCAGACGCGAGCGAGCTCGTCCTTCACCTCGGCCTCGCGGATCTCCAGCGTGCGGAGCAGCGCCGTCGCTCCCTCCTCGTCGAAGGCCACGCCCCTCATGTTGATCCTGTTGATCGCGGTGGCGAACTTGTGTTCGACCTCCACGCTGAGCTCGACGCCCTTCTCGGCGCGGCGCCGGGCGCACGTCTGCCAGAGCTTCCGCAGTACGGCCACGTCCTGCGCGCAGTAGTCGAGCATCTCCAGGGAGAAGTGATCCCAGCCCCCGGTGTACCCGCCCTTGTGCTCGTCGAGCCGGTGGCCCCACGCCTCCAGCGAGTGGCGTCCCCAGTACTGGGTCGGGAACCCTTCGTACTTGCGACGGACGTCGATCTCGTAGAGGTCCGACCAGAACAGCTTGGTCAGGACGAGGGTGTCCTCGACCGCGCCCTTCGGCGACCAGCCCAGCAGCTTCCGCATGGCGGGCACGTCGAAGCCGATCGCGTTGTGAGCGACGACCCGGTCGAACTCGTTGAGGCGAGCCATCCCCTGGGCGAAGGTGCCGTCGCGGGGGCCGATGCCGGGCGAGCCATGGTAGCGCTCGACCTCCCCGTCACCGTCAGCATCCGCGATGCAGAGACAGTGGATCGCCGTGGCCTCGTCGAGGAGGCCGTTGGTCTCGATGTCGAAGACTGCGGTCCGCATCAGAAGTCCTCCGTGGCTTCGACAGGGGTGAAGTCGGAGACCGCGCCAGCGGCCCCAGGCTGGAGGCGTCCGGTCTTGTAGTTGTAGACCAGGGTCCCGGCGAACCCGGCGGAGCCCGTGATGCGGCACTTGAGGACGTGCGTCTCGGTCGGCGTCGCCGCCTCCTGGTCACGAGCGAGGCCGATCATGGTGTGCGAGAACGCCTCGATCATGCCCGACCCGCGGACCTCCTCCATGCGGGGCACGCGGCCCTGCGAGTAGCCCTCGCCCTGGCTGCCGGGTCGGCGCAGGTGGACCACGAGGAAGATCGTGACGTCGGTCTCCTGGACGAGGCCAACCAGCCGCTGCATGATCTCATCCACCAGCTGGCGGTCGCCGCTGTTGCCGAGGGAGGAGCTCACGACGACCGAGAGGTTGTCGAGGAAGATGAACTTGCAGCCGTCCCCCTTCGCCATGAAGCGCGCCTTCTCTTCGAGGGCGCCCGCGTCGAGTCGGCCACAGTGGCGGTAGACGGTGACGTTCCCGGCGAGCTTGGCCTGCGCGGCGATGAGGTCCTCGTCGGCGAAGTCGATGGGCTCCTCGCGGAGCAGCGGCCGGTCCACCAGGGGGGTCAGCAGGGAGAGCGCGGTCGCTCGCTTGTTCTGCTCCAGGCTGATGTACCCGACCCGGTAGCCCTCGCTGACGAGGTAGGTCGCGAGCTCAGCGCAGAAGGTGGTCTTGCCCGCAGCGGGACCAGCGGCGATCGTGATGATCTCGCCGTCGCGGATGCCGCCCGTCTTCTCCTGGATGCCGGGCACGTTCCACTCGATGGAGGGCGGGGGGTCCTCGGTCGAGACCTCCTGCCAGAGCTCGGTCCACCCCATGAGGCCGTCGGGCCGGTAGGGGATGGCGTCCCAGAACGCCTGGACGAGCTCGGCCGTGCGACCAGCCTGGAGGAGCTCGCTCGGGTCCTTGCCGTCGAAGTGCATGATCGACGCCTTGCCGGGGGCGAGGAGCGCGGCGCACGCGACGGCCGCCTTCTGCCCAGGCTCGTCCTGGTCGAAGCAGATGACGACCCGATCGAAGGACTCCACCCAGGACAGCTGCGCGAGGATGGCGTCGGCCGCCCCGCTCGCCCCGTTCGGGACGGAGACGCAGGCCCATCGGTTGCCCTGGACCTGGTCCATCGTGAGGGCGTCGATCTCCCCCTCGGTGATGATGAGGTGCTTGCCCCCGCCGCGGGACAGGTGCTGGCCGAACAGGGTGAGCCCACTCTTCTCACCCGTCCACCAGAAGCGCTTGTCTTTCGACCGATACTTCTGGGCCACCACCTGCCCCGTAGCGTTCCTGTACTGCGCCACCTGATGGCCGCTCGCCACGCCGTAGCCGTAGCGTCGGCACGTCTTCGTCGTCAGGCCCCTGGCAGGGATGTCCCGGATCTCGATGGGGACGAGAGCCCCCTCCGGAACGAAGTCCTCGATCTCCTCTGCGTTGACCTCACCGTCACCATGAGTGTGCCGCTCGCAGACGAAGCAGTAGGTGTGCCCATCGTCGTAGAGGGCGCAGCCGTCGGAGCTTCCGCAGTCGGCGCAGGGACCGTGAGAGAGGAGGGAGGAATCAGCCATGCAGGGAGTCTTGGACGAAGCGGTCGGCGGCCTCGGGGCCGCAGGTCAGGAACATCTGGCGGAGGAACCTCGCGACGAAGTCTTCCGCACGCCTAGCATCGAACATGAGCAGCCAAGAATCAACCCCGGTTTCTCGCATCATCACGAGGGGGAGCTCGTCCTGCTCGGCATCACGCAGCGCCTGGCCATGGAACCGGAACGCGGCGATCGACTTGAGGTACTTGACCTCGACGTGGGACTTGGGGAGAGCGCGCACGACGTCAGCCGACACGTCCCCCGAGGTCTGGCCCGCCCGCTCACAGCGCGGAGCGTACCAGTACTTGCGGATGACGTCGCGAGCCATGAGCTCGCCGCGCTTCCCCTTGTCCCGTGAGTTCACCACCTAGAAGTCGCCCGTTCCACCGGGGTCGGCGTCGACAGGGGCTCCATCGGTCGCGACGTAGCCGTCGTCCACCGCCTCGAAGTCGTCGGCGTAGCCACCCGAGAACTCCTTGAGCTCCAGGATCTGCACCGCGCGCAGGCGGAACTGGACCCCGAGGCCGAGGGCCGGGCTGTACCACGGCCAGAGCGTGATCTTCACGTTGGCCCGGGTGCCGCCGCCGACGCGGACAGCGTCCTTCACCGGCTTCGCCTGGCTGTCCACCAGGAGCACCTTGTTCGGGAGCGTGCCGCCCTGCCCGTCCGACTTCTCAGCCTTGAGCTTGGACTTGATGGTGATGGTGCCGTCCTCGTTCTCGGAGAACGAGAGGCCCGCGGCCTTCTCGGACTTCACGAAGGGCTGCGCTGCCGCCACCCACTTCGCGAGAGCCTCCTCGGCCTGGGCGATGATCGCCCGACCCTGGTCGCCGTCGACGATGAGGGCCGCCTTGAACTCACCCGGCGTCCCGAACTTCGTGTCCGGGGTGTGGAGGTGAGGGTAGCCGAGGGTGGCGTTGCGGACCTTCACGTCCGTCGCGATGGACGTCGTGATGTCGAAGGGAATCTTGACCTGAGCCATGCTTAGTTGGCCTCCTGGTAGCTGAGGTTGTAGCGGACGTTGGCGCGCTTCGAGAGGGAGCTCGCCTTCACGGCGCGGATCTCCCACGCCTCCCCGGCGTGACCGAGGGCGATCTTCGCGGACCGCATGGAGCCGTAGAGCGTGATGTTGTTGACCGTGCCGCGGTACGGCTCGCCCGAGTGGACGCTGGTCAGGATGTAGCCAGCCGTGCCCTCCGGGAGCTCGGTGTTGTTCCGGCTCCGCATCTGGGCCTTCGAGGGGTTCACGAAGCGGGCGTTCTGGATGACGCCGCTGGGGTAGCAGGCGTTGCCACCGCGGGCGCGGCTGTTGGCGATCTGAGCTCCGCGGATCGTCGGGTAGACGCGGTTCGTGACGGGCTCGTTGTTGGCGTTGGTGATGACGTACATGGTCAGTTGAAGAAGTGCTTGGATTCGAGAACAAGGGAGGGATCGAGATCGCCCTGCTCCGGCGGAGGAGGGAGCTCGGTGCCAGAGAATAGACTAACCTCCTGGCGGAAGTCTTCAAGGAGGTTCCCAGAGAACATCTCAGAAAAGACCTGGCGCAGGACCTGGCCACCCCGGACAGCGTCCCCGGCGGCGAAGCCGTAGGAGTCGTGGATCATGGCGAAGTCGTTGATCCCCTCGTCGACCGCGCGGCAGACGGTGAGCATCAGGGCCGCGGAGTCGAGCGAGTGGATGAAGTTCGGGGGCAGCCCGTCCAGCTGCTGGCGCCGACAGGTCAGCCCCAGGTCCTCCCGGTAGCGGACGTGCTTCACGGAGTCCGCGACGACGGCCTTCACCTGCTTCCGGGTGTCCTTGGGGTAGTCCTGGGCGGTCGGGAACCCGGACGGCGAGGTCCAGCGCACGGCCCCGGCGCGGTCGGCGACATCCCGGAGCCAGTCCATGCAGCCGTTGGCCACCTGGATCGTGGCCTGCACCTCGGCCCAGACGAGCTCGGCGAGGTAGATGCAGGGGGCGTAGCTGTCCTTCCCCCACGGGAACTGGGCGACCTCCTCCTGGTAGGCGAGGAGCCAGTGGCGCAGGTACTTGACCGCGGTGTGCTTCCGGATGCCGTAGGGGGCGGCCATCACGAGGCGCTTCACCGCGTCCCGCGGGAGACCCTTCGGCAGCAGCGCGCGCCACTTGCGGGGGACGTCGTCCGGGTCGGCCAGGACCTTCGCCCAGGCGGCATCGGCGATCCGCTGGTAGATGTCCTGCTTCTCGCCGGGGGTGACGTTGGTCATCGCGGCGAGCTCGGAGTCCCGCAGGAGGAGGGCGTACAGCTGGAGCCCGTTGTTCGACCCGTCGGCGTGGACCACCGTGCGGATCGGGTGACCCTCGTCGTCGAGCCACGCCCCATGGTCGAGCGCCCAGCCGAGGAACTGCCACGGCTTCTTCGCCCGGCCCCACGCGAGGCAGGCCAGCGGGTCCTCGAAGGTGGCCTCCACGAGGCCCTCGGGGATCGTGTCGCCGAAGAGGTCCTCGCCGTACTCGACCCACCGCTCGGCCTCCGGGGACCCGCGCTCGACGCGCGAGCTCCGGTCGAAGGACATCAGGCCCCGCGCGAAGTCAGGACCCTGGTGGTTCAGCCAGTGGGGGGTCGGGTAGACCCGCCCGCGGAAGTCGAGGAAGTGGGGGTAGTAGATGGTCTTCCCGAGGAAGCGCTGCGCGAGTCCGATCGTGCGGGTGTGGCGCAGGCGCGACGAGCCCTCGTCGTCGAACTTCTCCAGGGCCGCAGCCTTGCTCTGCTTCCACTGGCGGAGCTCGGGGGTGTCATCGGCGGGCCGCTCGGGGAACTCGGGGGCGTCGCGGTCGGGGAGCCCAGCGACCTGGGCGTTGCCGTCCCAGAGCTCGCGGGCCACCTCGTAGACCGTCGGGTTCACGCGCCACGGCACCGCCTGGAGGGCGTTGACCGCGCGGTAGACGTCCGGCATCTCGGCGTGTTGGAGCATCTCGACGTGGCCCTTCCGCTGCACCCTGCACAGGGGCTTGCGGCGCGCGAGGTCGGAGCGGTAGCCGCCCGGCTGGTCGGGGCCCCAGTCGGCGGGCTCCTGGATCATCGGGAGGTAGACCGGGGAGAGCATCTCGTTCGCGTCGTGGCAGCGACCGATCCACTTCATCGTCTCCTCGGTGAGGAGGATGAACATCACCGTCCGCTTCCCGTTCACCCCGCTCTCGACGCGGAACATCCCGGCGTGCTCCAGGCAGAGCTCGGTCAGCACGAGCGCAGCCTGCACCTGGTCGGGCCGCGGGGGACGCTTGTAGTCCCACAGTCCTCGCTTCGCCCACCGCCCGGCCACCCTGGACCGCTGGTAGTTCGGCACCTTGTTGGTGTTGAGGCGCTCGAACAGCGGGTGGTGATCCTTGCGGAGGGAGGACAGGATGAGCTCGTCGGCGAGCATGGTGGCGACCTTGTTGATCGTGCTCGCCCGCTGGAGCCCCATCGCGGCGCAGTCGACGATCGTCTGCATCGCCACCGCGCAGGCGGAGTAGGGGTCGAGCTCCTCAAGGATACGCAGCGCCTGCGCGCGGGGCCCCGGCTTCTCGGCGGCCGCCTTCATCCACGCGATGACCTCGGGGGCCGTCCTCTCCACCGCGCCAGTCACGAGCTTCCGCCCAGGGGTGGTCACGGTGAACCGCCCCATGGACAGAGCTCGGTCGTTCGTCGAGCGGTAGCGTTCGAGCCCCAGGTCGGCCATCTCGCGTTCGAGGGCCAGCTGGTCGGCGCTGATGGAAAGTCCGGTCACAGGTTGGTCGGGGGCCAGGGGAGGAGGTAGACGCACCAGGCGAACGCCCAGGTGAACGCGACGAACCCGAAGACGATCAGGAGCGCCAGGACAGGAGCCTTGAGCTCCCTCACGCTTCGAGCTCCAGGATCAGCCAGAGGAGACCGACCATCGGGAGGCCGACCCCGAAGAGGACCGCCAGGATGTACGCGAGGGCGTCCCGCCCATCCTGCGTCCCGACCTTCGGCATCAGGCGAAGGATCGCCTCGGCGCCAGCCTCCACGGTAGCCATCCCGAGGGCGAGGAGCGAGTCCAGGATCATGCCGACCTTGCGGCCGTTCTCTTTGATTCTCTTCATGGTTCAGAAGGGGGTGGGCATATCGAAGTCCTGGCCCTCGCTGCGGACCTGGACGGAGTAGGTGGTGACGCCCGACGTGCGGTGGTCGACCACCAGGCGGAGATAGGAGATGTCCTCGACCTGTTCGAGGGCTCGGTCCAGGAGGCGGTCGACTGCCTCGGCGTGATCCATGGCCGCCCTCGTGGCGGCCTTGGGGACGGAAGAGTCATCAGGCATCCATGGCCTCCTTCAGGCTGGCGGTGCTGGGGTGGATGTAGCGCAGGGTCGTGGAGGTCGAGGTGTGGCGGGCCAGGGCCGAGAGCGTCGGAAGGTCGATGCCCTTCGCCGCCCACCTCGTGATCGCGGTGTGCCGTAGGCCATGCAGGGTGATCGGGGCCACCCCTGCTTGGGCGACCACCCGGTTCCAGTGGCGGGAGACCGACCTGATCGAGGGCAGCTGGAGAGCCTCGGAGATCGTGAGCCCAGCGTGCATCGTGACCCACTCCGAGAACCGCTCAGGGTGACCCGCCAGGTCGAACCGCAGGTTCCGGCTGATCGGGATGAGGGCCTGCTCCCCGTTCTTCGAGTCTTCGAGGTAGAGCTCCCCGTCCTCGGTGATGAGAGCCTCCCAGCATTCCGCCAGGCGCATCCCGGTCTCCACGAGGACAGCCATCAGCAGGTCCAGGGCGTACCCATCCGGCCCCTGCTCAGCGATGGCCTCGTCCAGCCTCACCTGCTCCTCGCTGGAGAGCACCCGGTCCCTCGGCCTCCCCTCGGGCGCCAGCGGGGGCAGGACCCCCATGGCCCCGCAGGCCCCATCGAGCAGCGCAGCCCTCAGCAGGGAGGACAGGGAGCTCCGGTACCGGTTGTAGGTCGACCCCTTCCCGAGCTCCTCCAGCGCAGCCTTCGCTGCCAGGGGACTGTACTCGGCCAGGGTGGGGTCGTAGACAGCCAGGAGCCTCTGGGCCCTGGCCACGGTCCGCTCCTCGTCCTTCGAGCCAGCCCAGAGATGCTCCTGGGCGAGGGGGAGGAAGGAGGAGAGCCGGGGGGAGGTGATCGGGGTAGGCATACCGGCATCCTAGACGCTGTCCAAAGGAGACTCAAGGGTGGACCAGAGGTTTTCTCTCCGATGGCCTCTAGGTTCACCTGAGGGACCTAGATAGGCTCAGTAGTACCACCTGGTGAAACCACTGTACGATCCCCCCCACGTCTCTCCTAGCAACACTCCTCAGAGAAGACTCAGCAGTAGACCTAGTGTCTCTCTTGAAGCTATCTTCACGGCTTGGGATGGTGCCCATAGAAGGGAGGACCTGGTCGGGCTCGTCCTTGGCAGCCCCCCCTGGCGGCCCCCTCCGCAGCCCTCCCTCGGGGGCCCAGCAGGGCTTGTCGCCCACCACAGGTGGGCCTGAGGGTAGCCTTAGAGCCACGGGGGAAACCCCACCGGGTGGTCTTCCCCCGCAGGGGGGTCCCCTCCCACGGAGGAAAGAACCTAGCCGCGCGGCCGCCCGCGCGCGCTCGAGGTGCGCCCGCGCGCGCGACGCAAGGGCCGTGCCAGGCCGCGTTGGCACGCCCCTTGCAGGGGCCCCTTGCAAGCCCCGTGCCGCGCCGACCCGGCACGGCCGTTGCAGGGGCCCCTCGCGGAGCTCGCCGCCGAGGGGCTCGCGGAGCTCGTCGCGGAGCTCGCGCCGGGTGGCCGCCAGGAGCTCGCCGAGCTCGTCGCGGAGCTCGCCGCCGGGAGCTCGCGGAGCTCGCCGCCGAGGGGCTCGCCGAGCTCGCGCCGGGTGGCCGCCAGGAGCTCGCGCCGAGCTCGCCGCCGGGAGCTCGCCGGGTGGCCGCCGGGAGCTCGCCGCCGAGCTCGCGCCGGGTGGCCGCCGGGTGGCCGCCGGGTCGCCGCCGGG